CGTGTCCTTTTGCACATTCAAAAAGATGTAATTCACAACAGGCTACTTCATCATCAATACAATGTTTACATAAATAACACATTTGGATTTGAAGTTTGAATCTACAATAATAACCAGAATGAGAGTAATTCTTAATTTTCCTGATTACTGGCATATTAAAGCTGGTTTTCCAAATATCTAAAAATTCTAGAGAAGTATTTATCCCAAACATTATCCCAATCGTAAGCTAGCGAGAACCCTCTAGCCTTGTCTTTGATCTTCTGCCAATCCCCATATTTCCAAGCATCATAAGCCGATTCCAGACATTCTAAAATAGGGTCTTCTCCAATTTCATGACGAAAAGTATTATTGGGAAGATATCGAAGGTCTGAATTAGAAACTTTGCAAAGCCAGCCAGTCTTGCCTGCTAATTCAGGTCCGGTTGTCGTAGCTGTCGTAATTACTGGAACTCCGCAGGCCTGCGATTCAAGTAAGATTAGCCCAAATCCTTCCCCACGAGTCGGTAAACAAAACACATCAAAGCTGTTATAAACGTCATTCAGCCATTCTTCGTCTATCCGGCCAATATCATTACTCGCCTGATGTGGATAGGCTATATCAGTAAGACCAATCTTCTTGGCTATCTGAGTATAATTGATTGTGCTTGGATATTTACCATCCATATGAGTATGAAGATAAAGCCTTGCCTCAGGATGAATTTCTTTGAACCGCTTATATGCCCTCATAAGAGGAATAAAGCCTTTCCGGTCATCCCCATAATTCAGGCCTACCGAACCAATAACAAAATTCTTGTCTGTCCAGCCAAACTCATCTCTGACTGCTTTCCTGCCTTCTGAATTTGGCCTGAATATCTTGGAATCAACGCCATGAGGAGCATACATCGGCTTGAGACCTATCGATTTTAACTCTCTCTGTCCGTGCCTGGACATGGCAATATGGTATTTAGGGCCTCGTTTCTTATCCTCTAGAGGGTTAGGATCACTACCTAAACAAACTTCAGCAAGCACATCTGAAATCCATTCCGTATCTATCGGACAGTACGATATCCACTTGTCATGAATTGGATGACGCTTTCCATGAAGCCCCCAAATGTCCCAAAAAGTAAAGATATAATCAAAAGCCTCTTCTTTCAGCATCTCGTTAATGATGGCTATATTCGTGCCTTCGAAAACTTCGACTCCATCAACAATTTGCCAATGCGGATAGGCATGCTTAGTTGCTAAACGAATAAAATGTCCCTGTTTTCTGAGCCGAGATATTAGTTCTTTCGAAACTACACCATAGCCACTGTGACAACTAAAAACAGTAGAACTCCACAGAATACGCATTACTTCTTCTTGATCTTGATTTCATACTCTGTTTGACATACCGGGCATTTTCCCCATAAGCGAGAACCATCTTCACTCTCGTTTAGTTCGAAGGTTCGCTTACAATGGAAACAAGTAATATACCGAGTTTTTGTCTCTGACATTGAGACTCCTTTCATACAAGGATTTGTATATATCCGTAAAAGATTATACCGATAAGTGTAAATAACTACCCTTACGGATAAATACAGAGATTAAGAGAATAAGGCAGGGGGCATGAAGCCCCCTGTCCTTAAAATCTATTTTGAACCATCCTTATGGAAGTGTGTTCTGTGCAAATCTGGGCCTTCCCTGCAGGAGAATCAGACTAACTTTCTCTGTACCACTTGCATTGCTTGTGGAGAGCCGTGCTCCCACATATCTGTAACCATCACTTAGTTCCTGTCCACGAACTTCAGCTTGAAGAACATCTGTGTCAGTTGTATTTGTGGAAGTAAAGGTATCTGTTTTACCACTTAGAGTGGCCGAACCTGCTCCAGCAGTTGAGGTTCCCTCGTAAAGCTGGAGAGTGATAACAGAACCAGCGGCAACGCCTGAAGCTTGCCCGTAGGCAACTGCCAGGTCGTAATACCTCATATCCACATAGGTCGCAGATTGAATGGTATCAGCGATTGTTGTCTCCCCTCCAAGGGCAGACGAGAACCCACCATAGGACGGCTTCAAGTTTTCGAGTGCTTTGTGCATAGTATTCCTCCGTATGCATTAGCTTGAAGTACTCAAGACGACGAAAGATGACAGCGTAGATCCACCACGTCTGGGGGTAATCGGAGAGCTAAGGATGGTTTGACCATCCACCCTCAAAACGATTCTCCAGCATGTGGTGTCTCTCAAGAATCCTTGAGTTCCACTACTGTAATCAACGTGTCTTGAGCCTGCGATTTCCAATGACCTATCGCCAATGACGTATCCGTTTTTGAAGTCGGCAAGGATAATGTCTCCAGTAGTGCCTAAAGCGGCACACTTCTCGGTAACAACAATAGGCATTCCGAGGCATTGCATGTCCCCGAGATTAAGCACAGAGGCCGAATTCGCAGCCGTAGCTTGAAGCTCGACCAACTGAGGCAGGACTTCTGAATTGATCAGCCAGATACCAGACGCAAAAGAGCCTGGCAAGAACCGAGCAGCCATATTACCAAAATCAGCTATATCGATTTTGTTGGTTGTCGTTCTCGTGGCTGCAATCGTATATCCTGATGTCATAATCCCAAGAGGCTGACCTACTCCATTACCATGAATGTAGTAGTCATCCTCATAGAACCGAATTGCCTTTCCGAATGCTGTCTTAATGAAGCCTTCGAAGTTGTCGGCATCGTCCTCGAGTTCGTTCGAAACGAATGTCACAGCGACCCCCTTATGGGCAGTCAGCTTGAGATTCCCGAGTTTCGGGTCTGCGGCAAGACCCCCCTTATCTGCAGCTTCTTCAGTCCAGGTAAAGGTTATCCCACCGAAGATGTTAGAGCTTCTGTCAGAGTCGACTAGGATGGGAATATTCTCAGTATCCGTAGTCATTTTATGGACGATAGCCCGAGACCTTACAATGGCATCCTCAAGGGCTGCATTGTAGATTTCGTTTGCCCAACGCTGCGGAACCAAAAAACCACCCCCAGAATCCGAAGATTCTGTCGCAGTCTTCCGACAAAAGCCGTACCATTCATCAAGCCTTCCGTCCATCATGTGACCGTCTATTTGTTTACGGACAGCTACTGCGAACTCTCCTAGACTTGGGAATCCGCCCGTTTGCTTGTATTCTCTATCGTGCTTCATCTGTTCAGCCTCTATTAGCTGGTGCTAGACAATGCCACAAATGGGGATAAGGTGTTTCCACCATCCTTAGGTGTTAGAGCCGACACTACCCAAGGTTGACCGTCAACTCTCTTAACAAACCGCCATGCGGTCTTGTCATACGTGAAGTAGACGTGTTTCGAGATATCGACAGCTAGGCCAGACCGATCACCGATAAGATAGTATGAAAGGTCATACAGGCCGATATCGCCTGCTGTTCCTAACGTAGCCACTTTCTCAGTGATGAAGAAAGGCCGTCCGAGGATAGTTCCTGGAATAGAATTGGCTGCCCCCTGGTTAGGATTGATCCAGATCACGCTTCCTGCTGTAGCAGCAGGTGCAGCATTCTCAGCAACCAAGGTAATCAGGTCAGCCATCACAGCCTGGTTAAGAATCCAAACCGCCCTTGAGTGGGAGGATGGGAGCAACCGGGCATAGATATTAGCTAAGTCCCGAAATCTCAGATTGCCTGTAGCCTGCCTTGTGACCGTGAGGAACGATCCGCAAGTTTGGATACCAAGAGGTTGTCCGACTCCGTTTCCGGTTAAGAAAGCCACGTCTTCGTAATAGGCGATGGCTTCAGCAAACATCCTTTTCACAATCGTTTCGAATGCGAAAGGTGTGTCTGCCAGGAGTTCGTCAGAAGCAACTGTCAGGCCGCAGAGCTTATGGGCAGTCAGTTGACATTGTCCCCATTTAGCATCGGCCTCAGTTTTTGCTACAGCTTCCTCGACCCAGTAGGCCACGACTCCACCGAAGACATTAGAAGCGTGAGAAGTGTCATCATTGCGTGGAATCAACATGGTATCTCGTCCCATAGGAAGAACGGTAGCTCCGTTTGGACGAATAACGCTACTTTCGAGAGACATGGAGAGGATCTGGTTTTTGTATTCCTCAGGAACCAAAAACCCACCGCCGCTATCAACTAATTCAGTAGCTGTTTTTGTCTGGTAATCCTTCCTGTTCCAAACTTCAGCTTGTTTGTACTGTCCCTTATCGTCCATAAAGACGAGTCTTGGGTCAGGAGCACGATGACCATGAATTCTGAACTGGTAGATTGATCTTGCGAATTCACCGAACGAACCCCATTCTGCCTTATTGGCTTCCTTCTGGAGTTCCGTTTCCTGACTTTCCTCGATCACTCTGATCTTGGTTTTTTCCTCTTCAACTTCCTTTTCTACGGTCTCCTCGATTTCCTTCTCGGCTTTCTTGGCAAGGGCCTTCTCAACACCGTCCTCTATTAAAGAACTTAATTCTTCTTTCGTGATTTTCATTGTTTTGGATTGATTGTCGATTTTGAATTTTCGTGTTTTGCAATCGAGTTTCCTTTTTATCCCCAGTTCTCCAATAGCTACGTTCTCAGGCTAGCATCCATAGTGCTAGCTTTAGGGATGCCTCTACCTGATATTTGTTTCTATCTGAACGGTGGATAGGCGAGCCAGATTAGCTTGCCAGTCCCCCTTTTGCTGACTCGAAGATCGACAAGTTTAACTAATAGCACAGGTCATTTGAACAATGCTATTAGTTAAGTTTGCGATTCAGAATCCAAAAGTTTCCGTTTTGGTTTTCTCTGGGTCTGGATAAATCAGCATATAATCATAGCTGTCATCCCTTATCTTATACGTCCAGCCTTTACTATTTATGATGTAATGAAAGCCATTATCCTCAACGTAGTAGACTGGGTCAATTATGGTTATTGTCTCACCGTTGGAGAAGTGGTAGATACGGAAATATTCCCAGGAGATGTCGGTCATGGTGTCTCTGCTATCCAGGTAAAGCCTTAGTCCGATAGCTAGGCAGAGAGCGACAATGAATGTTACGATAGAGATGATGACAAGGCGTTTTATGGTAAAGGTTATTCGCATATAGTCACCCTAGTTTCCACAGCCTTCCAAGTCGTCCAGGTCGTGAACCATCGGTTGATAAGCCCAGAATAGAGGGGTAGCCCTTTTTGCTGTTTTGGTTTAGCTTTCATTTTTTTTAAAGAGGATCGCCAGGGATTCGAACCCTGCCCTTCTGGGCCACAGCCAGAAATGCTACCACCGCACCCTCGATCCATATCGGGAAGGGAGGATTCGAACCTCCGTTACTGGCTCCCAGGGCCAGCCGTTTGGCCACTAACTCACTTCCCGTTCAGCATTGATCCTTTCTTTAGGAATTGGCAGGGCAGATGGGAGTTGCACCCACTTTCTCCAGCGTGACGGGCTGGTGTCTCCTCTGCTTCGACCTCAACCCTGCAAATTAAGCTTATTTATGTTTATAAAACCTTCCCCTTCAGTCTAGCCACAGTAAGCTTGTTCTGTTCGTCCACAATCTTCTTAATGTTCTCGGCAGTCAAAACCTCTTTCAGTATCTTTTCGATGTCTTCCTTGGTAACGCCCTCAATAAAGCTATCGTCTCCTTCCTCTTCTGCCTTCTCTACGGCTTTCTCCATGTCTATCTCTATCACATCATCGTTTTTCTCTTCTTCTTTGCTTGGCGGTTCTGTCGCATGGTAAAGTTCCTCTAATGGGACTTTTAATTCGGCCCATTTATCTAGGATTTCTCTAATCAGTGTCCTATTTTTTGTGCTCAGAACTCGGCCTTCTTTGGGGATTATCCGTCCTTCCTTAGCTAGGACAGCCACGGTCTCTACCAGTTCGGCTATCCTTGCGTCTTTCTCGTCAATAAGCTTCTCATACTGGCTTTTCACTAAGGAGATAACCTTCTCTAGGTATTCAGGCTTTAATTCTTTAGCATCCTCAACGTCTTTTCCTGGTCCCGGCCTCTCGACACGCCTCATTTGCCCCCCACACTTAGGACATTCTAAATCACGACAATGTTCCTCAGACTCCATCTTATATCCACACTCAATACACTCGCATTGGTAGACCTGCTTTTCCTCTATCTCGATTTCCTCCTCAATTCCTTCAATTTCCTCAATTTCAATATCTTTCTCGTCGTCCTTCTGTTCAACAGGCTTCATCTTACCACCGCATTTTGGACATTTCGGACATTTTCCGCCTTCCTCGGCTGGTACTTTCGCCCCACATTCCACACACTGACATACCATTACACCATCTGGAGTCAGAACATCTTCACCTGCCTTTGCCTCAG